GGTTGAGGCCCAAATCTTTGCCGAGTACGGCCCAGAAAATAGGGACGTGGTCTCTGATATGCAGAAGGAAGCCATGGTTGCCATGCTGGTGGCTCAGGGGATGAGCGAGCTACGCCAGCTATCCCAACAACTGTCTGGAGAGGGAGCGCCTGATCCGTTGGTACAGTTAAAGGAGAAGGAACTGGCTCAGCGGGCACAGGTAGACCAGGCTCGGGCCCAGAACGACCAGCAGAAGCTTGCTCAGAACGCCCAGGCCCTTCAGCAAAAAGCGGCCATCGACCAACAACGGATTGCGTCTAACGAAGATATTGCCGAGACAAAGGCAGATATTGCTATGATGCGCCTAGAACAAACGGAGAGACAAAATGCCGCTCAAGAAAGGCAGTAGCCAAAAGACCATCAGTGGAAACGTTTCCGAAATGGTCCGCAAGTATAAGAAAACAGGCTCTATTGGAACCAGTAAGCCTGCCAGCAAGGGCAAAGCGGTCAAGCAGGCCGTGGCCATTGCGCTATCTAAAGCCGGAAAGTCTAAGAAAATGAGTAAAGGCGGGGTCCCTGGACCGGTGCGCGAGGTAATGCGCAAAGACGCCAAAGTGCCAACCAAAATCTACTAGGAGCAAAAAATGCCGATGTACCGCAAACCAACACCAAAAGAGCGTGCAAAGATTCAAAAGGCACGGGGAATGACCATGCAGGGTATGGAAGGGGAGAAGGACATGCTTTCTCGTTTTTCTACTACCTCGGCTAAAACCGCTCGGGACCAGTACAAAATGGGCCGCAAAATGATGGAAGAGGTTCCCGCGGAGGCCCGCGCGTACGAGGCAGAAGAGGGAAATCCTGGCGTGGGGACATACAAAGCTGGCGGGATGGTAAGCGTCCGTGGCCAGGGAGCCGCCCGCAAAACTAAGGGATGCAAGATCACTTAATGGAACAGGCCTTTGAGAAGTTATTAAAACTCATCCGATCTCGTAAACACGAGATCGGCGAGCAAATGATTTACGGTGGCATAAAGGACATGGAGCACTACCGCGAGCAGGTAGGCCATGTCAAGGCCCTGCAACTCGTAGAAGACGAGATGATGAAAATACTGACGAAAGTAGAAAGCGACTAAGTATTAACCCTAACCTCGTGGTGGATGCCACGCAATAATGGAGAAATTAGATGGCAGAAGAAATGACTGCACTGCAGAAAAAGTGGGCCGAGGAACGTGCTGCACAGCAGGAGGTTGAAGTAAAGGAAGAAGAAAGTCTGCGTCCGGAGAACATGGACCAGAGCGTAATCGACCGGATACCGAAGCCTACTGGTTGGCGCATTGTTGTTTTACCTTTCCGCCCGCCCAAGAAGACCAAGAGCGGTATCGTTTTGGCCGACCAAGCTGTAGATCGGCAAAACCTAGCCACTGTCTGCGGGTACGTTGTCGCCGTAGGCGAACTAGCCTATGGGGATACGGAGAAGTTCCCGAACGGACCGTGGTGCAAGAAAGGTGACTGGATTGTCTTTGGCCGATATGCCGGTGCTCGCATCAGCATAGAGGGTGGGGAGATCCGGATACTCAACGACGACGAGGTCCTGGCAACTATTGCCGACCCCGAAGACCTAGTACACATGGTTTAAGGAGAAAACTACCATGCCAGAAAACGAAGATGTACAAGATGTAGTACAAGTCCCATCTGGGGATGACCAACTGGAATTCAATCTGGGCGAAGGTGAACAGGGCGCCGAGATTGAGATCTCAGAAGACGGAAAGGCAGAAATAAAGGAGCCTGAAGCCGCTGCGGTCGAGGAAAAACCGGCAAAAAAAGCCGATGAAGGCCAAGACCACGAGGAATACAGCGCCAAGGTTAAGAAGCGTATTGAGAAAATGACCGCCAAACTGCGTGAAGCAGAGCGTCGGGAACAAGCCGCTTTAGAGTATGCCAAGCAAATCCAGGCCAATCTTCAAGCTGCCCAAAGTCGGGTTCAAACGCTTGACGACGGCTATTTGCATGAATATAAGGGCCGGGTGGACTCTCAGCTAGCTATTGCTGAGGCAAATCTACAAGACGCGGTTGAGCGTGGTGATGGAAAAGGTGTGGTAGAAGCCCAAAAGCTTTTATCCCAGCTTATGATTCAGCAAGAAAAGCTGACTCAAGCCACAGCGCAGCGGCAAAGAGCCCCACAGCAAGCCCCTGTCCAGCAGTATGCTCCGCAACCCCAGTACCAGCAACCGGCTCCAGCCCCGCGCCCAGATGAAAAGGCGGAACGTTGGGCCGAGGATAATGAATGGTTTGGGAGCGACACGGTTATGACCCATGCTGCCTTTGGTGTTCATTCACAATTACAAGAAGAAGGATTTGACTTGTCAAGTGATGAATACTATGATGAGCTAAATCGGAGAATCCGTAAGGAGTTTCCGCACAAGTTTAAAAAGGCTCAGGTAGACACCACCCGCAATATCGCCCCCGGTGTCGCACCTGCAACTCGCGGTACTTCCGTGAGTCCGAACGGGCGCAGGACCATCAAACTAACACCTAGTGAAGTGGCCATTGCAAGAAAAATAGGTGTCCCCCTGGAAGAGTACGCTAAGTACGTAAGGAGATAAACATGACTGAGCAAGTGAAAATTGATAGAACTACTCGCGCGGCTGCAACCCGTCAAAAAACGGAGCGTCGCAAGGCATGGATACGTCCTTCTGACTTAGATGCGCCTCCCGCACCTCCTGGATATGAGCATCGTTGGATTCGTAAAGAGTCTTCTGGCGTAGATGACAGCAAGAACGTAGCAGGCAAACTCCGTGAGGGGTATGAACTGGTTCGGGCTGAAGAACACCCAGACTTCATCGTTCCTTCGATTACAAACGGCGTACATGCTGGCGTCATTGGCGTTGGCGACATGTTGCTGGCCAGAATCCCAGAAGAGACTGCGCAGGAGCGTAGGGAGTACTACGAACAGCGGACTAGTGATCAGATTCAGGCTGTTGACAATGACTTGATGAAAACCAACGCTCACGACACCATGCGTGTAGTCAAGCCAGAGAGACAGTCAAGGATTACATTTGGTGGCCCTCGTAAGGCCGAAGACTAAACTTTTTAAGGAAGAATCAAATGGCTAACGTTAATAAGCCTTTTGGTTTTCGTCCTGTCGGCAAAGTCGGCAGTAACTACGATAACCAAGGTCTAACGCAGTACAAGATCTCCAACAACTACGGTACCGCTCTGTATCAGGGTGACTCCGTTAAGTTGTCCGGAGGATATTTAGCAATCTCAACAACCGGTGCAGCAATTGTCGGTGTATTCCAGGGCTGTTATTACATCGATCCCACGACCGGCAAGCCCACTTGGAAGAACTACTATCCAGGCAGCATTGCTCAGGATGGTATTGTTGCTCTGGTCAACGACGATCCTAACGCTCAGTTTGTAGTACAGTGCTCCGGCATTGCTGCTGCTACTTGCGTAGGTCGTAATGCTGATTTGGATACTGCTGTAGCAGGAAGTGCAACAACTGGTCAGTCTGGCCAGCAAGTTGGCGTTCCCGCAACAGGTAATTCTACGTATCCGTGGAAAGTTGTTGGCGTGTATGAAGACGCAGAAGACAATGATGTTGCTGCTGCTTACGCTAATCTCATCGTTATCCCGAATAACCACCTCTACAAAGGTGGCACGGGCACTGCAGGAGTTTAATCATGGCTATTTCACGTTCGCAACTAGTACGAGAGCTTGAGCCCGGTCTTAACGCTCTGTTTGGCTTGGAGTATTCCAACTACGAGAATGAGCACGCAGAAATCTACGACGTAGAGACATCTGATCGTGCGTTCGAAGAAGAGGTAATGCTCTCTGGCTTTGGTAACGCCCCTGTAAAGTCTGAAGGTGCTGGTGTCGCTTATGACAACGCACAAGAAGTCTATGCGGCTCGTTACACCCACGAAACCATTGCGCTGGCATTTGCGCTGACGGAAGAAGCCGTTGAGGACAACCTCTACGATCGTCTGTCTGCTCGTTATACCCGCTCTTTGGCCCGTTCTATGGCACAAACCAAGCAGATCAAGGCTGCTGCCGTTCTAAACGGTGCCTTTACTACTTCAATCGGTGGTGACGGCAAGCCTCTCTGTGCAACGGATCACCCCACCCTAACCGGTGCAGATCTCAAAAACGAATTGACAACACCTGCCGATTTGTCTGAGACCTCACTGGAGCAGGCGTTGATCGACATCGCAGCGTTCACAGACGAGCGCGGCCTGAAGATCGCGATCCAAGGTTTGAAACTGATTATCCCCAAGGAACTCCAGTTCACGGCTGACCGTATCATGAAGTCCACGCTCCGCGTTGGTACTGCTGATAACGACATCAATGCCATCAAGAACATGGGCATGATCCCCCAGGGTTACACAGTTAACCACTTCCTGACCGATCCGGACGCATGGTTTATTAAAACCGACGCCCCCAACGGCATGAAGATGTTCCAGCGTGTATCGATCAAAACTGGCTTCGAAGGCGACTTCGACACCGGCAACGTTCGCTACAAGGCCCGTGAGCGTTATTCGTTTGGGTTCTCGGATCCACGCGGTATCTTTGGTTCACCGGGTTGATGTTGTAAGAAAGGGGGGTTGCAAAACCCCCCTTTTGCTGTATTCTTTAAGGACTAGGATTTATTCAGCCCATACGACTGGCCTAGCAGACGTTATAGAGACTTATGGGCAATGTGCTATAACACGAAAGGTTTATCATGGCTAATACCAATTTCTCTGGCCCAGTCACGGCTGGAAATATTAAATACACTACCGGAACAACGGTAGGCACTGATGTAGCAAACGTAGGGTATGTATTGATGGCTCAGTCCGCTGTGATTGACATCATCGGCGCAACTTCGAACAACCAAGTTGTTGCTACTATTCCTGCAAATTCACAAATCGTTGACGTTATTCTGAACGTTACAACGGCTAACGACGACACCGGTACTGCCACTGTTGTAGTTGGAACTTCGGCTGATGCCGATGCTTTTGTTCCTTCTACCAGCGTCAAGACTGCGGCTACTACTCGTGGCACCTTAGACACCGAAGCTACTGATGTTGGAACGACTGACATTCAAGTTTTAGCGGATTTTACCGCTCAAAACGGCAATGGTGCTGCAGGCGCGGCGACAGTAACTGTTCTTTATATTCAGAACAACAACCTCTCCTAATTAGGGGGCTGTAATGAGCGCAAGCAATATAAGCTCGGTCACTAAGACCAGCGACGCACAGGCTATTGCGGGACGTACACGTGTAGCAGGAGTTTACTTCACGTGTACTTCAACGGCCTCTTCATTTTCATTAAAGAACGGTACAACTTCTTCTGGGACGGCTTTAGTGACGATTAATACTCCAGCTTCTGCTGGGGCGTATGACATCATTGTTCCGGATATGGGGTTCTTGTTTGATGAAGGCGTATTTATTGACGTAAATGACGCACAAGTCACCAGTGTCACACTATTTTTCTACGGTGGGGCAGCGGTCTAATGGCCAAGGCCAAGGGAATGGGCATCAAGACTTCGGTCAAGTCGGGCAACTTTCGCCCGACAAAGTCCGGGGCTGGGATGACCAAAAAAGGGGTTGCCGCGTATCGAAAGGCTAATCCTGGGTCTAAACTTCAGACTGCGGTCACAGAAGACAACCCTTCGGGCGCCCGCGCGAAGCGTCGTAAGTCTTATTGTGCTCGTTCTGCTGGCCAAATGAAGAAGTTTCCAGAGGCGGCAAAAGATCCGAATAGCCGTATTCGCCAAGCCAGAAAACGATGGAAATGCTAAATGAGCGTCGAACGGGAACTAGCCACACACTCTGTTGAAATTCGTCATATCCAAGATGACATGGATAAGATGATGGCAGACATGAGCGACATAAAAAAGTCGTTAGAAGCAATTAATCTAACCTTGTCAGAAGCGAAAGGCGGCTGGAAAACCCTCATGTGGGTGGCCGGAGCGTCAAGTGCGGTGACAAGTTTTTTTATTGGTTTG